ACCACCGTAACAAGCGTCACAGATACAACAAGTATCTTCTCCCAGTAATAGCAGCACTTACATGTTCTCCTGCTGCTTATGCTACTGACGTAGGTGGTGTTTCTGCGACTGCTAATCCAATCGCAAATAGTTCTGGCTCAGTGACCAACCAGGCAATTCAGGTTTTACAAGGACCATATATTAACAACCAGTATGGTGGTGGTATATCATGTCAAGGACCTACCCTCAATATTACTCCATTCATCACAGGGTCGCTTTCACAACAGCATCCGTTCGAAGACATGTATATGGATCCTGTGTACAACAACGCAGATAATAACGACGATAATATACCAGACAATCCAGGTGAAATTTTATACTACATCCCAACAAGAACTGGTCAGAAGAATAATACCAACCTATCCGTAGGTATCAGTGCTACTGTTTCTGTACCACTAGACAGACAACTGCAGCAAGGTTGTAAGAACGCCTTTAATACACAAATAGCTTTACAACAGCAAGTCTTGGCTAACAAGCGGTTAGACTTTGAGATCGCAAGGCTAAAGAACTGTGGAGAATTAATCCAGAAAGGCATATCCTTCGCTCCAGGTACACAATATGCTAAGGTCTGTGCTGATGTAGTTGTAGCTAACCATACTATAGTAGGTAATGAACATCTAGATGGTCATACCCACCAGATACCACAGCAGTTCCTCAACTGGGAACCTAAGCAGACATCTGTTATAGAAGTAGATAAGGACGGTAACAAGCAGTTAAAACAAATCAAGTTCGAGATCAAGACAAATGGTACTGAAGTATCCACATTCGAATATGATTCGGACGGGAACGCTACGTTGATCAAACGGGAGAACATCGGACCAAGAGAGAACTTCGAACTAGAAAACAAAGATAAACCAGAGAAATAGGAGTGGTGGGATTCGAACCCACACTGTGCAGATTTTAAGTCTGCTGCCTCTGCCGATTGGGCTACACTCCCATACGACTCAGGTAGGATTCGAACCTACGACCAACGCTTTAGAAGAGCGATGCTCTTGTCCACTGAGCTACTGAGTCATGAGGTAGGACTACTGGGAATCGAACCCAGTTTGCACCGTTATAAGCAGTGAGCCTTAACCAATAGGCGATAGTCCCGTCCCGACCCAAATAATATAGCATAAAAAAAGACCCCCGAAGGGGTCTTAATATTAAATTTACTTTGTTTACCTGAGGAGATCCGAACATATCCTCCTACAACTGTTGGTGGTACTCTCGCAGTCGATTAGGCATTCGAAATAGTCGTCTATCAGGTCGTCTGTAGTGTCGTACAGAGGTAGCGTCTCAACATGATTCCATCGTGCTAATTGATTATGAGAGATTCTCATGTCTTTCTCCTAACTTTAAACCCATAATATAGAGGGGTTTCAGTGCATCTTGTTGCTCCGTGTGTAGGTTTCCCTGACTACCATTATTTAGTCAGGAAACCACCACTTTGTCACAAAAATTTATGCCTAGTCCTTCTTCTTCTTTTTCACTTTTTTAAGAGGAGGTAATCCTCTCTTGTCTCTATATTCATTTGCTTTGATCTCCCACCTGTTAACATGAGGAGGAGTCCTTCCTAGGATAGCATTAACCTTAGCAACTGCTTTCTTAGCAATAGGTTTAAAGATTTTCATCAAAGCATCAGCAAGAGGTTTTGCTAACAACGCTGACGCTGCTGCAGTAGTAGCAATTGCTGCTGTAGTTGTTACTGTAGACAACTCAGGTACATATTCACTGAAGACAATTGGTTCTGCAGGTTGTTCTATAACTTCTTCAGTCGGTGGTTTCACTGGATCCACACATTGATTAGTGATAGGGTCTCTAACCTTAGGTCTAACACAAGGGGTCTCTGGTACCTCTGGTGGAGGTGGCATTGGTGGAGGTTCTATCTTAAAGTCTGGTTTATATTCTTCTTGCTGAAATTCTAAATCTTCTGCAACATAATCCATAGGATTAAATGACGGTGTACCTGCATCACAGAATGTTTGTACACCTTTAGGATCATCATCTACTAGATTCTCATTCTTACCAGTGGCATCCTTGTGTGCTTCCACACAACCAGGCATATTGACAATAGGTTTACCTATCTCTTGTGTTACTGGTACTGTAATGTTATTAACAATAGGTGCATTATTCTCTTGTACCTGTATCTCTCCATTAAAAGACCCCCTGATCTCTATCATTGGGATATCGACCTGTACATTGGGTACAATAGGGGGTTGTATAGTATTAATCTCCTGTACCCTTACAAATATATCATTGATAGGGTCAGACATTTAGGGGATAGGGTTACTAGGTGCAGGTAATGCAGGTCCAGTTTGTGTAGGAACTGAAGGTACCGCAGGTAATGATGACTTAACCAAACCAGGTAATGCTTTGTTTAATTCATCTGCAACTCTTGATTTAACTGAGTTGACAATGGCATCTTTTCTAATGAAAACATAACCACCTAGTCCCACTACTGTCAGTGAGACCACACCGCTTGCAATAGCGATTCCGTTAATAATTTTTTGCATGATCAAAAATCCTCGTTGTCGTGTTCTGGAAGTCCTAGAGTTTTATACTCTAGTTGCTTCCTTAGAAATTTAATTTCTTCTTTTAAATCGTCAATCTCCTTGACTCTTAGTTCGATCTCCTCTTGGTAGATGTGAATCATACTTTCCAGTTGTTCGTTTTCAGTAATCAATTCGTAATATGATTTAATATCATCGTAGTCCATGGACAATGATAACATGTCCATGTATTTATTGCAAGGGTTCCTCGCAAGCTTCGTTAAGTTCTGAAACCATGTTGCCACCGATATCAGCACCTTGGTTTCCACCAAACATTGCAACCCAACCTGCAGCTAACCATCCTACGAATGGTATACCTGATACAGCAGGTGCGGCTGCTGCTCCAACGCTAGTTCCGACAAGTCTTCCTGTCTGTTTGCCACCACCTACCGCCTCGATGCACTCGATGGTTTTGGCAGTTAACTTTCCCACACCACCTTCTCCTTGACCTTTTTGTAAGGTAGATGGATCTTGCCATGATCTTGTGTTAGATACAGGTCCGCCTTGGTTGGTCTTACCATCCATGACATACTCTTCTGTGACCTGAGTTGTATTGTTTGCTAGTCCTAAGAAACCACCCTTCTTCTTGATGTCCTTAGTGATAAACATAGTCTTAGGATCGTTAGCATTATACTTAATCCTATATCCATCCTCACCTGCCTCTACAACATAGGAAGTATAGTCACCCACTGGTGGGTTGATATATGGTACCTTACTATTTTGTCTAGTTGCTAGTAAACCTATCATTCCGATATGTGATATACCAAAGACGGTTCCTAGACTAATTCCAATCCACTTGTTCATTGTTCTACTTTGTATCTGGAACGATCTTCACAGGACCTTGTTCTATTCTAATAGTCTGAGCAGGTGCTGTTTCTGATGCCTTAGCAATAAGAAACTCCATATCCTTCTTAGATATGTTAGCTCCTCCACCACTATTTTCACCATTCTTTTTCTTACCCCCAGCCTGTACGCCAAAAGTAGCTAAAGTTCCTGTGAACACCGAAGCTATGAAAGTTGGATCAATTCTTTCTCCTCTCTCATAACCTGGTATTTTAACGTAGTTTAAAGTTAAAATTCCTGCGGACCAAACAAGAACGATCACTCTTATAAGTGTCGCTAAGTATAGGAGTTGCTCTTCTTTATCTTCTGCAACTTCTTTAAGTTTACCTAGAGGACCTTTCTTTTCCTCTTTCTTTACTTCTGCCATAGTTCTTGTTCACTATCTCAGCCCTATTTATCAAATAAATTATTACCAATTACTAAATCGTTTATACCCTTCTTAGAAAACATCTCCTTTGCCTCCCAAATCCTAGACGCTATGGGCGATCCCCCGATATTTAAGGAAGTATTAAGAAGTACAGAGTCACCTGTGATCTCTTTATATTTCCTTAAGAGTCTAGCAAAACTATCATCACCATCAACTGTCTGAATTCTACAAGATCCATCTACATGTGTGACTGATGTGAGTTCTTTATCTAATACGGGTACTGATGTGTTCATGTACGGGGAGTCACCATCATAATCAAAATACTTAGAGGTATCTTCCTTCAGTACAGCAGCACCAAATGGTCTAAATGCTTCTCTATGCTTGACTCTTTCGTTAAGAAACTGCTTGGCCCTGCGGTTCCTCGCTTGCATCAAAATACTTCTATGCCCTAGAGCACGAGGACCAATCTCTCCATGTCCTTGATACCAAGCTACTATCCTACCAAGACTTAACTGTAGTGCTGCCTTCTCTATAGTCCTATCATCTGGTTCATCTTCTGGTGCTTCATCATCTTGCCAGAATGGGAACCCTTCATTACTAAAGGGTTCTTCATGGAACCTTCTTCTTAAAAATTCTACTGCTCCTAAAGATAATCCACAGTCATTTGCATGAGGTGGTATCAGGACTTGCTGACCTGTCTTCCTGATCTTACCATTAAAGTTGCAATTCTGTGCAACACCACCACTATACCCAATGATGTCATCGCCACCAACGGGATGGCTAAGATATAAAGCAAGCTGGTCTCCAGTATATTCATGGACTGTCCTCAACCAATTGATATCAAAGTCTTTATCCCACTTTCTATGCCAAGATTTGTAGTTCCAAATCCCTTTTATGTTAGTAAAACCGTAGTGAGATATCTTATCATAGTACTCTTTATCTATAAGACCATAAGCAGCAAGTCCCATGACTTTACCTGCTAGATCTAATCCTTGTGGGTCTGCTTTTAGTCCTACCTGCAGACCTACATTAGCCATCTCCTTACCAATGGATCCATACTCCGCTTCAGTATGAGTCAGTGCGACTTTCTCACCTTGTATCAGGGAGAATGAGTGGTCATCATTACCAAATCCATCATAAACATAGCCAGTATGAGGTACTTCCCCAACTGGCCAGATGCTTAGGTGATGTGCATAGTGGTGGTCTACTGCAAAAGTCCTGCAGGGAAACCCCATTTCTAATTCTCTGTGTGATTCTCCTTCTTCGAAATTAATATCGTCTGTAATGATAGCAATAGCATCAAGGTCTTCCACCTTGACACCCCAAGAGTCTAGGACATCTTCCCATTGCCATATGTTGTCCCATCCATGATGTTTTATACCGTATAACCTTTCCGTTGCACAATACTTAACCTTCTTACCGTCGGTGTAAGTGACATTGGAATCGTGGTCATCGATTCTCAATCCAAGAAATTTCATTCAGCAGTGACCTTTTTCTTCCCAATATTATATTTGGATTCTAAAGTCCAATCTCCTTTGTCTTTATAACTAAGCACCTTGATCTGATTCAGAGGTGCTATCTCTGTGGGTTGAGTTGCTAGTTCTACTAGACCCCAATCAAATAGTAGTTTTGTAATTCTGTTCCTACGTTCTACATCGTTCTTAGTTATGTTTGCAGGTTTACCATCTAGTGCAAACAGTTCTTTAAAGTGTACGATGTAATACTTGCCCTTCTTGTGTAGGATATGGCAAGACTGATAGAGTTTCTTTTCTTTTCGAGACGCTACACCTATTCTAGTAAGTGTCTCTCTAATTTTGAGAAAGTCATCAGGTTCTTTTAATGAAACCTCAAGCATCATATCTTGAGACCAATTGATCTCATCACTCATTTTAATCCTCCAGTATCAAGTTTCGCTTTGATGACTTCTAATTCTTCTTTTGTGAGTATAGAAAGAGCAACCTTAGCTTTCTCATTGCTATATCCATAGAACTCCTTTACGAGTTCCAAATCATTATCAGTCGATTGTTTTGTCCAAGGGGTAAATCTTTTTGATTTCCTAATACTATATAGAAAATATTGATATTGGAGATCGTTGTCCAAGTTATAATATCGATTCATTTCATTGGCATGGAGGATGCAATCAATATGACCTGACATCATCTTGTTAATCACATACTTGGGATACTTCTTCATAGCACGTTCGTTCTCCTCAAGCTTACCCATCTTAAGGTTGATGCCATTCAGATAATCTTTTAGTGGGAACTCAAACTCTGCCATAAAGGTGTGCCTCAAGTGGATTTTGTGGTTGGATATCGTAGTTGGTGATCAACAGTTCTTGCTTCTTATTATTAGCACGATGCTGCATACCATACGTTAGTGTAAAATATTTCTGGTTATAGTTACTATATAATTTTTCTATCTCATCGTCAACGTTGTATGTAATCATCCAACGGAAGGAACAGAAACTACATTTGTCATAGAATCTTTGGTGATCAAAGTTCTTATGTAGATCTGCTTTGGTACCATAGAGGTACGACTTAATTTTATATGGAGGATCTAAGAAGATAAAAGGATATGTTGCTGCTTGTGGTATAGAATTCCACATGACATCCTCATAGTCTTCACATGTAATCTTCCAGTTCTTAATGATAGGAGAGTACTTTCTTAGATTACCTGCACCTCTAAGAGAAAAGTTCTGATTAGATGCTGATTCAGAGAAAGCAGAGTTCTCTGTCAACCCGCTATAAGAACACTTATTAAGAACCCAAAATAGAACAGCTTGACGAAAAGATTCTGCTGTGGCAATCTCATCTTTTGCCTGATTAAATAGAGACTTTGCTGTGATTGGGTCAGGATGATTTTTCTTGATAGCAATGCAAGCATCCGATAACTCTTCACCATGTGATTGTAATACCTTCCAGAAATTATAAAGGAATTCATACTTGTCATTCACCCATACAGGAATGTCAGGGTGTAACTGACTAAAGTATAGTGCCATAGAACCACCTCCTAAGAAGGGTTCTCGATACGATTCGATCTTAGCAGGAAACCATTTATATAATTGTGCTGCTGCCCTTGATTTACCACCAGGATAGCGTAGTGGTGTCTTCAGTAGTTTCATAATACATGCATTTGTGCCATGGGTACACCCATTGGCCCTGCGTTCACTCTACCATGGGGCAAAGTATTAAATGACATGGTGTAACGATCAACACCTACTGGATTAGGGTTACTATAGTGACGTAACCAACCAGGAAATACTAATAGTTTACCACGTTCTGCTTGGAAGTTTGCATAAGGACCATCAAAATCATCACGAATAATTTCGAGTGTGTCGAGGTTCCTTATATCTACTGGGTCTTGGAACACAGTGTCTGAACCTTCTGTGAAATAGAAGACCCCAGAGAGATAGCTATAAGGATGACGATGAAGAGGATGACCAGAGCCTGATCCACTGGGTGAGAAGTTTGCCCATGCGAGTGAGATTCTGAGTTCATCGACTTGGAGGAAGAGTTCACTTCTGACATCATCTACAGCATCTAAAAAGAAATTAATTAAAGGTTCCATCTCTGGTTCCTTATGTATGTCACCCCTGCTAGTGCGAACACCTGCAGGGTAGTTATACATTTGCATATCAAGAGTCTTAATAAACTCAAGTGCTTGGTCTATTGCTTGGTCATCATCGAGACGATACTCCCAAACTCTTGTAGGAAATAAATCATGGGTCTTCTTCATTTAAACTCGCAACGCATCATTAACTCTGTAAGAAATGCCACAAGATTAATTTCCTGATCCATGACAAAGG